ACAGTAAAAGTAACATTATTAGTACCAGACTGAGCTCGAGTTACGCCTACCAATCCACCTAAGGGTCTTTGATATTCTACGTAGTCTCCTACGCTGTACGANGCTGTTCCAAAAAAATTACTTGCCGTGCTTAACTGTCCTGACCAAGTACTAAAACTATTAACTCTATTGTCATCTTTATCAAAGTAAAGTGGAGTACCTGAAGCTAAGCCTGTGATATTAGTGGGTCTACTATCCGATGCCCAGTCACAACCACCTTGGTCACTATCTTTATATTTCCAAGGACAGCGTGCTGCAATAATTTGTCGCCTAGGTAACTTTACACCTTGTACGTCAAATGCACTTGTTAGTTCAAATTCTACCATTATAGCAGTTTCTGCCGCTTTACGCTCTATATAGTATACATCTCGATTAAATTCTACAGGAGGATTAGTTGATAAATACTTTTCTAAAGTTCTTCTACGAATTACTCTTGCTCCTACTAAGTCATCAAAGTTACTTAAGTTAGCACTCCAATACTGATTTATATTTGCAAATCTAACTGTAGGTCGTGCTAAAGAACCTGAACCTTTTACTTCCCAGCCTTCTGATTCTACTGGAAACGCACTATAAGTTTGTTGTCCGTAATGTCCAGAAGTTGTTGAGCCAAAGTTATCTTCGTCCAATAAGCTGTACCATGTTATATCTGCTGCCCCATTTGAGCCGTCATGAAAGTATAGCTTATCCACACCAGCACCCCCAATATCACTATCAGGTAGTAAGACTTCAAAAACGGTTATTAAACCGCTTGATTGGGATTGATTCTGTAGGTCACTTACTAACGAATTGTTAGTACCTACGATTGGTTGGCTCATGCTTCAAAAACCTCTCTTGCTGTGCAAACTAAAGTATAATAATTATCGTATGTTAAAGCTCTACTATACCCTTGTAGTATAACTGTGACAGTCTCCTCGCCATCAACTGCATTAGGTACTGTTAGTTTTGCAGTATCTACTTCTGCAAGAGTATTCATAAATTTGTATAATTTATCTATATCTTCTTTAGTTCTGTTATTGAATGACATTCCCCACTCTCTAGGAGTATTGTTTATACCGTCTCTAACTCTCATTTCATAGCCATCGCCGAATTGTGCTTTTAGTACTCGAGGCTTAGCACTCTGTTGTATTCCTCTATCGTACCCTACTTTTGCACTAAAACCTGTTATATTTGTACCTGCAGAAACTGTGCCTCCGCCTGTTTGTATTGTGTTTGTTGCTATTCCTAGTGCCATTATCCTCTACCTTTTGTACCTTGAGGATTTAATAGTCCACCTGGTCTCATTTCTTGTTGTAAATGTTGTTGTACTAACCCGCCGATTGATCTTCCGAGTCCTTGCATTCCGTCACCTGTTACTGATGAACCGCCACCGCCACTCATATTAATACTAACGTTAACAGTATTACCACCGCCACCGCCGCCTCGCATTTCTACAGGAATACTTCTGTCATTTCCTAATGGAACTACAGCTTCTCTACCGTGTAATGTAGCCATGTATCCTGAGTTCGGTCCGTCTGCAACTCCGCCATATGCATACCCTTTGCTTCCGCCTGTCATTTCTCCACCATACCTACCACCTTGTAGCATACTCATTACAGTAGAGCCCCCAGGCATAAAAGCCATCATCATTTTTAAAGCTGCTGCTTTAAGAAACATTGCTGCTAAGTCTGCTAGTACTGATTTGGCAAGGTCTTTCATGGAATCTTTAAATGACTTACTTCCATCGATTAGTGCCTGGAACATAGAAGTAAACCCATTAGACAAAGTATCTGCTATGCCTTGGGCAAGTTCAGTTTCAATTGCAAGATTTTTAGTTTCAATTGCTGCTTCGGCTAAGTTTAATTTAGCTTGTTTAAAATTCTGTTCTAGTTCGTCGCTTTGTTCAACAGTTAATTTAAGTGTTTTCATATTATCTTCAAAGAACTTCTCTTTATCGGTACTATCTATGAATCCCTGACTAGTCGTGATGGTGTCGCTTTTCATCTGCGTCTCTAGAGCTTTCTTGAGTCCTGCGTCACTTCCAACACCTAGTTTCTTTAGTTGTTTGTTATACTCTTGACTAGCAGGATTTATATCTAATCCGCCACCAAAAAGTGCACTAAAATCTGTACGTCCCTTATTCATCAGTCCAATGAACCCCTTTCCAAGAAGTTTATCCATAGCTCCTTCTCTAGAGTTTTGTAAAACGGTGTCTAGGTTTGAAATTTCAAATCCAATATCTTTAAGAGTAGTTCTCATTCTTCCTAGCTTTTCTTCATCTCCGGTATAGTCTCCCACAACATCACCAATAGAAAATTTAGCATTGACATCGGTATCGTATTCACCACCTGAATTATCTACTACTTTTCCGCCTACTTTTACTATTACACCTTTAGTCATTGCTCCGACCTTACCGTGCTCTGCTTCATAGTTATCTATTGCTTTTTGAGCTGCGGCTTGTTTATTAAGGAGAACATCTCTTTTATAATGTTGTACCATTAGTGTATACATTTTTGCGTATCTGTCTTCTTCATAAGAAAGAGAATCATTACTTAGATTTTTTGCTTCTTCACTCGCATCTGCTATTCTTAAGTTTAATCTTACTAATTTTTCACTGCTACGTACTTGATCTTCTTTTGTCTGTGCTGCTGCTCTACTATCTCTTGCTTGCCTTTCTGCATTATCCGTAAGTTGTCTTTCGATTCTTAATAGTTCATTTGCTTGTCTGAGACCTTCTTCAGCTCCCGCTATCTTCTGGGCGTCACCTTCTCCTCCTTCACCAGTGGAGACTTCGTCTCTAGCCATTACAAGCATTAATTGCGCACTCATTACTGATTGTCTTGCTTTTTCTAGTTTTAGTAACTGGGCTTCTTGTTTAATAGTTATTTGTTTTTTCTTAATTTCTGCAACAGTACCATAAGCAGCGTTTGCAGCTTTCATCTTATTCTTCATTAGCGCTCTGGTTAAGTCTAATTCATCTGATTGAATAAGATTTATTCTAGCTTCTACTGCTTCTGCATTTTTAACAATTTCTAGTTTGTTATTATACGCAATTAAAGTATCGCCTAGAAGTTCATTTGTCTTTTGTATTACCTTTTCATTTTCTAGAAGTTTCTTTTTGACTTCTTCTAATTGATCAAAATAACCGCCAGCTAGTGGTGGAAGAATACCTCCTGGGCCTCTTCTTTCGCCTCTTTTCAATCCGCCAATAGTACTTTCTATTTTGGCTTCTTGTTTTTTTAATCTTTTTCGCTCTTCCATCTGTTCCGCAGTACCAATGCTGGATCCAAAGAAAGTCTTCTTATCTGTAAATTTCGCACCACCAGCCGCATCAAAACTAAAGTCTTGGCCAGGATTCTTTGATATAAGATTCTCTTTTTGACCAGCTAATTGTGAACGAGCTTCACTTAAGTACCCTGAAAATGCTAATTGTAAGTCTGCTCCTTTTAATTGCTTAACTCCGCCTATTCCTCTTTGAATTGCTTGGGATAACTGCTTTTGTGCTTGTGAAAACTTTGACGCGGCATGAGCACCTGAAACCATAGTTTTTATTAAACCATCGAGTGCATACATCTCTCCTTGGTACACATTTACTAGTTCTCCACCGATCAGTTTTAGTTCGGTTTTTACTTCGGTTTCTTCTTCTAGGTGTTTTATTAGTGCTTTACCTCTACCACCAGTTATTTCATCAATATTTTCAGCTATTCCCATCAATTCTTGCTTCAGTTTTTTATCCATCTCGCCTGTTTTGTTAATAGCTTCATTCATATCTTTAACAAATTTTGAAAACTGAATTGATCCTAGTGCATTACCTGATTGAATCATTTGCTGTTCGGCAGATAAATCGGAACTCTTTTTAATTATTCCATCTAGTTCTCCGCCCAAAGTTTTATATCTTTCAGTGGTACTTTCTAACCATTCTTTTTCTTTCTTGGCTGCTTCATCTTCTCCAAATATCCATTTACCTAAAGACATAAGGGCTGAACCTATCATCATAATAATACCAACCCAACCCATAAGAGCCATAGCTTTATTAACACCACGAGCCATCATAGCTGTTGCATTTTTAATTTTAACCATAGCGCCTTGGTAAACAGCAGCCATCTTTTTAGTCTGCATATTAAACCAAGTAGTAGTTCGAGTCCATTGTCCTTGCATCTTACCTGTAGTAGATTTTAATGCAATTTCTTGACGTTTTAACATTCTCTCGAAAGATCTACGACGCTTACCGTCCATATTTTTAGCTATACCATTTCGGTTTTGTAAACTTTTTCTATACGCATTGATTTGTCGTTGGGACATTTGACCTGCGGGTTGTCCTTTACCTGACTTTACCCCAAACTCGTCCATTTCTTTTTTACCTTGACTATAGTCTGGTCCGCCTTCTCCTCTAGCTTCTTTATATTTTTGTTGAGCGTACGCCGCGTCATCTGCAGCGTCTCTTGCAGCTTGTCCTGCTTGTTGGGCTTTTAATGTAGCATTATCTGCCATATTTGCTAAGCCTTCTCCAAACAAACTTTTTAATACTGGTGCTAAAATTAGCCCCAATGCTCCCGCCAGTGCTAGTACATTATTAGTAAAGAAAGGGAGTACGAATTTAGCTACAGCTCCAACACCTTTTTGTAGTTTTTGGAAAAGTTCATCAAATGCTACCATAAATTGCGACAGTGCATATGCTCCTGAGTCCATTTCTTCTGAAATTGCACCAAACTTACTTTCAGCTTGCTCAAGAACTTCATTAGCAATCGCTTGAGATTTTTCAAATTGAGTCAACTGAGATACAGGCTTTTTAACAGCGGCTGCATAGGCTTTTAGCGCGGGCTCTAGTCTTAAAATGATACCTAATTCGTCTAATAGTTCTGGTTCCGCTTTTGTTGTACCTCTTACTAACCTGTTGAAAGAGTCTGTTAAATCTCTTCCTAAAGCCATCGAAGTATTCTTTGCAGCAGCACCTAGTCTTTCTAACTGCTCTCCAGTTAGTCCAGCAGCTGTACCAATAGCCGCAGCTTCTGCAGCTTGTTTAAACATTAGCTGTCCGTCTGTAGCTGCTTGGATATCAGCAGTTAAAGTCTTATATGCGGTACCTGTTATTGACGCAAAGGCTTCCTGCCCTTGATGCATGTTGGACATATCGACTGAGTTTTTAAGGAATTGGAAAGCGGCACTCATGGCAAATACTTGAGCAGCAATGGTTGCATAAGCCGCAACTAAACCACCTTGCATGGTTTGGGCTTGCTTACTGAAGTTTTTTGTCGCGTTAGAAGACTGCTGTGTTACACCTTTGATTCGACGGTCTGTTGCTTGAGAAGCTCTCCCCAAGCCGTCCATATCTTTGGCTGCTTTTTTAGCTTTTTTAGCTAATACAGGAATAGTATTCCCATCACTAAGTTTTAGTAGTACTTCTACGACTTCTTGTTTTTTACCTGCCATTTATTTTTACTTTTGTCGCCGTTGTGAGGCGTCTTGCTTACGTTTAAGCTCTGTATTGATATTCATCGTACTATAGCTCTCAATGTGTTTCAAGAAAAAACAAACGGTTCTTTTGTCGTTCACGCCCTGAATATTCAATAAGTCATTTAGTGGCGACCAGTCTTTCCCCATATAAGAACCACTTGACCCGTCCCATTTATCTGGGAGCATTGCGTGTACGACGAAAGCCTCCTGAATCTCGTAAGGAAAATCTCCTATTTCAGGTGGCATCTCATCTGGGTCTGGTTCTTGGTCTAGCTGTTCACACATCTGTAAATACGCATCTACAGATATATTATCACTATATACTCTTTGAATCTGTGCAAGTGCCCAGGCTACTTGCTCTGAGTAAAATTTTCTAGTTCCCCAACTTGCTCGGTTACCCAAGTATCAAAATCACCGGAATTCTTCATAAGCACTTCTACGTTCTCTTGTGAATAGTCTAGTTCTTGTGTTTCTTGTTCAGAAGTTAAATCTCCTAATAGTAACATATTTTTTGCAAATCCGAGTTGAAACCCTTTCCAACCTTTTACAACTGCTTTGGTATATTCTGATAAAAACTTATCATCATCAAGCTGTTCTTCGTAACCTCTAGTCTTTTTGTTAAAGACATTAGAGACACATCTGGTTCTTAGTTTTACTAACTCTTCTCTAGCTAAGTAACAAAGTGAAACTTTGAAACCTTCGCAACCGGGGTAGTCAAATTCTACCGTTTTGCTGGGAGTCATTAGACTCTTCAGCGAGACTGCCTTAACAGGCTCTTTTTTTACTGTATCGTTCATTGGTTTTTTATAATCCATAAAAAGGCGAGCAGGGTTACTGCCCGCCATAAGTTAATTTATGATGTGTAAGTTACCGTCATTTCATTTGCACTTGATGAAGAAGTCGCATTCGAAAGGTCTGTTGGTAAAGCATGGAAATTAACATCTACACCAATCACGTCGTCAATAGAGTGAGTTGGTAGTTCTAGATGACAATTCGGCAATGCCACAGCTACTTTCGGTGCGCTTGCGCCACCAATACTAAATGTCATGTCGAAACTATTATTAATCATTGTGTCAGCTTCGTGTAAATCTTCTAAAAGATCCATTGAGCCGTCAGCAACGTTATTCAGATAGCAGGTAAAATTACCTGAAACTGATCTAGTTCCCATCACGTGTCCTAAAGGCTGATTAACAGACCCTAAGGTTTCTGGTGTTAGATAAGTTAGATTGTTTTCAATCGTAATATTACCTCCTGTTAAGACAACACTATATGTCTTATCAGCACCAAGTTGTACT